GAGGAGAAAGGAGGAGAGGAAGCGACCATACTCCTGCTACTGTAACTGATGCTGTACTTGCAGCAACAGAAGCTATTGGACAAACAGAACTAACCATTGATAATGGTAGTGGTGGAGCAGCAACTGTATCTTTAGCTGAGGGTGACGTTGTTACTTTCGGTTCTGCTAAAGCAACAGATGATTTCTATGTGGTTCAATCTCAGACAGGAACAGTTCTTACCTTGAAAGAGCCATTACGAAAAGCATTAGCCAACAACGCCACTATCAACCCAGTTGATATTGCTTCAGGCGATACTGGTCGTGAGCAGTTCTTCTACGATCCTTCTGCGCTAGCCCTAGTTACTGCGGTTATGCCTTCAGTAGATAGCGGTTCAGGTTCAGGTGTTCGTAGAGCAGCAGGCTTCGAGCCAATGAACAATGTGAACTACACATTGACTATCGAAGAAACCAAGTCAGGTGCTGATGTACTTATCGAAGTTCTTTATGGAACTAAAGTATTCAGAGGAGACTTAGGTGGTCGATACATTCGTGGTAATGTAGCTAAAGCGTAAGCTACACGCTAACAACAAAATTGGGGGAAATGTTGTCATTTTTGACAACGGCTCCCCCTTTTTTTAAGCCATGGAAAGCAAAATGATAAACATAGATGAGATAATGGACTATAAAGCTATGATAGGTATGCTTGGATTGTTATCAAGTATTACCCTGCAACAAGTATCTACAGTAGTGTCTATACTTGTCGGTATTGTAACGTTTGGTTACATGACCATGAAGTGGTATTATGAATGGAAAAAGATTAAAAGCGAGAAATAATGGCGTTTAGCAGCCTCACCCTTACTAGAAACAATATAGATGCGTTGGAGGAACTTACTTTCAAAGGTGTAAATATTACCAGCGGAACTACTACTTTAAACTTATCAGAAAAAGACAACTTAATATTGGGTAAGGCTATTAAAATGTTAAAAACAGATATTTTAGAAAATTTAAGAGAATATATAAATGACTCAACATACGCTACAGAAACAGCTTTATTAGATGCAATACATGGCGCTGATTCAGAAGAGTTGTTAATTGACCTGTTATCATATAAGTTTTTAGAATTATGGTTTGCACAAGATGCAACTCATCAAGACAGTTATTCTTTCGCCAAGGCAAGCAAGTATTATCAATTTTATAATCAATACTTAACAGCCAATTTAAGAAGATTGAGTGGGCTTCTGTCAAAACCAAAAACAACTCCTAGAGTTAGATTTATGAGCGTGTATTAATGAAAATTACAGAAGCCATAAAAAAAGATTTAGAAACACTTCTCAAATCTCAAAAGTTTGAACAAGAGGTGACAGACCCATCTGCTGATGAGTTAAAGAAGAAGATAAAAAGCCAGTCTTTAAAAGGATATGATGCGTTTGGAGATAGGTTTCAAAAATTACAAAGCGATGATTACAAAAGGTCTAGAAGAAGATATAGCCTTCCTGTAAAATCAGATCTTCATTACAAAAGTAGAGGTGGTGGAGGAAAGAGCAAGGGTGCTTTCAGTGAAGGTGTTTTTGATTATGATGTGTTTGGTAACGAGGCCCATTTTAATTTTTCTGGTCAAACTCGTATGAAAAGATACATGGACGCTCATCAAAAGGGTCGTGCCATAGACGGTAGAAAAATGCCTGTCAGAGAATGGTTTCCAGACACCAAAATAGTCGCAGACGGTGGGACCACTGCTAAAAAAATAAAGCGAGAAGTTCAAAGCAGATTAACAAGAGTATTAAACAGCGATAGATTAATTGTAGTAAATGGATAGAAATTCTATACTTACTTCATTGACCACTTCATATTCTAGCTATTCTAGTTCTGATTCTAGATCGACTGTAGAAAAGGTATTGAAATTTAGTGGTGGAAATATAGATATTAGAAAAAGAGCCGATATTAAAAGGGAAGTTGTCATATTTAGACTTCTTAGTGGTTCGGCTGTTGATAGAGTAGAGGATGAAAAGCCTTTAGATTTAGTGCAGCTCTTTGAAACTAATGTGTATGTTGAGCAGGCTGATACTCACAGTGGAAGTGAGGTAGCCTATGATAGAATGCTTGAACTTACAGATCAATTAATTGACTGGGCTAATGCTACGTCAGGAAACTCAATAAATTCAGATGTAGAAACCCTATCAACAACTGGCGTAGATACCATAGACGAGGAAGATGGGTATCTGTCAACGAATGTAAACTTTGAATGTATAATTAAAATAAGACAATAAAATAATGGCAAAACTAATATTTACCCATGCTGAAATTCTCGATAGTAGCGGCAGCGCTATTGGTACTGGAGGCACTAACATTAGAAACATAACAGTAGAGGGTGTTGAGATAACTCATACTCCAGCTACGGTAGCAGTAGAAAATAACAGAGAAATAAACGAATCTTTTACAGGTCGTATTGTTATTAGAACTACAGATACAGCTTTTAAACAAGTAAGTGGAGCAGGTGAAACTGGGACAATCCTTGGTAGCGATTATGTGTCTCCAGATGGAGTGCTTCCAACAGAGGCTAAATTAAAACTTCATGGAGCGACAGGTTCGCATAGCATAACAACACCTGTTGTGTATATTATGGGACACGAAGATTTTGCCAATGGCAGAAGAGAAACTGTATTATATGCTCAAGCTGCTGAAATTTCTAACTTGAATTCTTTGGTTGTATCTTAATATATAAGGAGTATACATTATGTCTAGATTACTATTTAAAAAAGCCCAAATAACCGATAGAACAGGGAATACAGAAACTGTTAAGGGAACAATTGACAATATAACTGTAGAAGGCATAGAGGTAGGAATGACTCCAGATACAGTCATGATTGAGAATGATCGTGAACTGTTTGAGTCTTTTACTGGTCGAGTAGTTATTAGAACCCTTGAAACCAATTTTGATGGAACGACCGATCCAATATTGGCTGCAGGAATTGCCAATAATACTGGCGCTGACTATATTGGTATAGGTGGAGAACAGCCAAAAGAAGGGTTTATTAAACTTTTAGGAAAAGGTGTAGACGTTACCTTAGGTGGCAACGATGCAACAACTGGATTACCTCTTTTGACATTTATACAAGGGTTTAGATCATTTGAAAACGGAAGACTTGAAACTGTAATAGTAGCACAACTTCAAGATGTAGACAGTAGAAAGGTATTGTTCTCTGAAGCTGGAACTGCTTAATAAATAGGAGTAAATACTAATGTCCACACAACTAACTAAGTTAGCCTTAATAAACAACTCTGTTGATGGAGGGGGAGCGTTTAACGCTTTAACTGAAACAAAAACATTTTCTGTTGTTCAAGAGGGTGCGGCTGAGGCTTCAAGGCAGGTTTTAAGCATAGAGCCAAATACTCAGGTAATAGAAAATGAGAGAGAGGTAATCACAAGCAAAGTTTACAACATTACAGCTACAGGATTATACAGTACAGCAGCCAGAAGTCAATTGAATACTTGGGCTACAAATCAGACTAGTCTTATTTTTTCTGGCATGGGTCTAGATGGTAGCATACTTCAAGCAGAAGGATCCTTACAGATTGTTAGTCAATTTGAGGATAATGCTTCATTTAGATTTACTAGCCCTAGAGAGGCTGTGGGTGGATACAGTTCTACTACAGGAAAGCACACTTCAGATATGTCATATTCCCAAAATGGATTATGTCTATTCAAATGGGGTAGAGGCAACACTGATGATGCTGCTGGATATGAATTTGGAGGATCATCAAGTAATATAAATGCTACAACTTTATTTGATACTAGTAATGATTCTCAAAGAATACACACTAGCGGAGCCATAACATTCGAGAGATTGATTCATTTTCCCTTTCCACTTACAAAGCTAACTGCCTTTGTTAATGTTTTTGAAGATGCTTCAGCATCAAACACAAATCTTAGCATAAAAGCATATAATAGCAGTAATGTCGAGTTAGCTGGTTCAGCCGATGACTCAGGTTTTAATACCCAAGTCGGAACTGCAACAGTGCTAGATTCAACTGGAATCAAGCTTTACTCAAGAGTACTACCAGCAACTACTGAATACATAGAAATAGTTTATACTGTGGGTGGTGCAGATGACTTTAAAATAAAACAACCAACTCTTCAAATAATACAAGGAACAGCGACAACTGCTGATTACAATTTTGTAGAGTTCAACACATAACCCTAAAATAAAGCGAGCAATTTATGGGACGTATAACAAAAGTAACTGGAGAATTCATGGGGGTTCGGTTTGAGGTCAAGCCAACCCCTATTCGTTTTGATAAGGTAATGGATGAAAGAAGAAATCTATTACTTGGATGGTATAAAAAGAATCATCCTACTCTACACGAAAAAATAGAGTCTGATGATTATGATGTAGAAGATTATACCTTAGAAGAATTGAATGCTATAAACGCATGGAGATTAGACAAGAAGTTTCGTGCAAAATACTGTAAATATACTGCAGAAAAATGCATCAAACTAGACAAAGATTTGGAGGACAGCACTTGGGAATCTGATGACTTAGAATTAGGCACGCTTGAGGAAGCGTGGGATTTTTTTACGAACAGGCGTCAAGTACCCTCCAGTGGAGTCGGTCTACTTTAGAGTCATTAGACTTGCTCGCAGCTAATGACCTAGTGGTTGAAGTTGGCGGATCGTACAGTTACTACTGTTACGTTCTCGCTGACTTTGATCCATTGCGAGCAAAGGAATTTGAAGCCGAATGTTCGATTGAAGAGGTTACTAAAGCCATAATGGCTAGAGCAGCCTATCATACGCCAAGAGATAAACATTAATAACAATGCCTACTTTAGTATACAAACTAAAATTTGAGATAGACAAATCCAGTATAAAGGGTTTAGATAAAATAGTATCTAAAGATTTAGCGGCAAATCTCAAGCAAAGCACATCTCAGGTTAAAAAATTAGGTGATGCAACTACTAGAACCTCTTCCACTTCTAAAAAATTCAGAAAAGAAGTGCAGGATGTTACTAGGGCGCAAGATGAACTTATTGCAAAAACTGGCAATACAATACAGAAACTGAAGGAGGCATCTAACCAATTTGGCCTAGGTAGCAGACAGGCATCTAAACAGAGAAGAGAGTTACGATCTTTAGCTGATCAGACACAACAGGTTAATAATGTATTTACTCATCAGATAAGCAGATATAAATTAACATCTGAAGAGTTAATTCATTTAAACAAAAGACAAGAAACTAACTCTAAATTATCTGAAAGACAACAAGCAGCAATCAAGAAAAATGCTCAGGCTTTAGCTTTAGAAAAACAAAAGCTAAAAGAGTTAAATCAAGCAAGAAAAGAAGCAGCTGCTTTATTAGATAGACAAAATAGAGAAACCCTTGAACAATCTCAGGCTGTAAATCAAGCTGTAAGATCTGCAAATAAATTTGCTGAATCACAAGATAGATTAAACAGAGAGTTTAAAGAGAGCATAAACAATCTGGGTGCTAACAACAGGGTTACTGCCCAAAAAAATATTGAGTCTAAAAAGAGTATCTCAGCTATAGATCAAGAGATCAACTCTCTTAAACAGTTAATAAATGCTGGCAATATAAATGATTCTCAAAAAGAAAAGTCCCAGATTACCCTTAATAGACTTACTGCCACAAGAGAGAGGGCTATAGCTAATGTAAGGAGATATAGACTAGCCCTAAAAAGTAGTGCTTCAGCATCGGCAGCGGCTACTATGGCCGATCAAAGAAGGGCGGCTACCATGGGCAGAACAAACAAGGCCATGTCTATTGGGAATCAATTGGCGTTTTCCTTTGGTGACCTTATAAATGATGCTGCTCAATTTAATTTTGGTTTTGCTACTGGTATGAGGGCTGTAGGAAACAATATTGGTTTTACTGCTGAAATGTTCATGTTGCTCAATATGCAAGCCAAGCTAAATGGCATGACTTTAGGAGCGCTTGTAAAATCAGCGCTAACACCGTTGACAATTGGTTTACTTGGTTTAAATACTGCAGTAAGTTTAGTTACTGTTGTCTCTCAAAGATTAGAGGCTTCTGCTAAGAAAACATCAATAGAACTTGAGGAGTTTTTAGCGGCCGTGAGAAAACTAAAGCAAGAGTCTGAGGGTTTTGAATTTTTAGATGAAAATGCTCTTAGGTCTAATATACAAACATTACAATCTTTTGAGCCTTTATTCGATGAAATTATTCAAAAAGAAAAAGAAATAAAGGAGGCAGCCGATCCATTAGTTGTCGCTGTGCCAATTCGCAGACTTAGAGACGAACTAAAAGGTCTTGCCGAAGAGTTTGGTTTTAACGTAAAGGAAGCCAAGGCGGCAAAAAAAGAGTTAGAACTATTTCAGAAACGTTTAGAAAAAATAGAAACGCTAAAGGGAAGGACAGAACTAGCTTTATTGCAGGAAAGTATATCAAAAACAGCCTTGGCATTTCAGAATACATTTGAACTAGGTTTTGGTGGTAGATTCAAAGGAGAATTTCAGGTATTAGAGGAAGGAGCTGCTCACTTTTTTAGATTAGCAAGAGCAGCAAAAAATGGCTCTGATGAGCAAGCCTTATTCTTAGCACAAGCAAGAAAATTAGATGAAGAGCTTCAAAAACAAATACAATTAAGAGATAAAACTATTGACGCAACAAAGGCGGCTCAAGAAGAAGCAAAAGAGTTCTTTGATGAACAGTCTGTTGAGGTTGGAGAAAAAAGAGCAGAAGAGGAAGAAAAAAGACTAAAAAAAGAAGCCAAGGATTTTGTTGAGAGTTATCAAGAAAGATTTGAAAACGCTAAGATACAAGCAAAAAAATTCTTTCCTTTTATTGGTGAGAAAATGTTTGAAATGCTCAATAGAGAAAAAATTGGAATGCTTATAAGCAATGAGTTCGTTGCAGAAGAATTTGACAAAATACTAGGTTTAGAAGAAGAGTTTCATAAAAATAGAAAAAAAATATTATCAGATGATCCATCTTCTACAATAGGTGATTCAGATAATGAAAGAGCTCTACAAGAAGCATTTGCAATACAGCAATTAATGTTTGACACAGAGTTAGTGGGCCTTAGTGATCATGAGCAAGAAAAGCTACAAATAGTCAAAAGATTCGAGGACATGAGGCTTGATTTCCTTAGACAAGGATTTAACAGCGCTGAATTGATGAGGGCTATAGATGCGGCTAAGCATGCCGAACTAGAACAGCATAAATTAGATAAAACTATAGCAACTGAAGAGCAAAGACGAGAAGTAATAGGGGCTGCTTTAGATTTTGCTGGTCAAGCTTCTGGCGCAATAGGGTCACTTGTACAAAAAGAGATAAGCAATGAAATAAAGGCGGCTAAAGCTAGAAAGGCCTCAGCAGCAGAGATAGATGCTCTAAACAGAAAGAAGTTTAGATCAAACAAAGCTTTTATGCTTGCCAATGCAGTAATAAATACAGCAGAGGCTGTTACTGCTCATTTGGATAAAAATCCAATTTTAGCTGCTGCCATTGGTGCGTTAGGAGCGATTCAGATAGCGACTATAGCTAGAACCAAATATGAAAGCGCAGCACCATCTGGATCATCTGTGGGAACTGTTTCTGGTTTAAATTCTGAAACGCAAAATACACCTCCAACACAACAAATAACATTTATGCCTACGGCTGAAAATTCTAATCAGACCAATGTATTTCAAATAGAAAATGTTATAGACAGGGCTGGGTTTGCTACTTTTGTTAATCAAGGTCAGCAAGAAATAAGAAACAACTCAGTGTCAATATAATGGGCACTTTTATAGCCACAACAGGTAATGTGACCAGAAGGTTTGGTACGTTCTCTGCTCAATTGCAGATTACAGGATCTAGCATATCAACATCTACCACAACCATGCTTATGCATAAAATGCCAAAGATATCTCAGGACTTTGACGTTCAAGATAGCTTTGAGGACCTGTCAAAATTTAGGATAAATCTATCAAAAATATCCATAGCAATGTTTGATAAGCTGGGTGATGGAACCCTGCTTTTTTCGAAAATAAATGCCATGGGAGACGATGATGCTATACAAGTAAAAATTACAGTCCCAACAGGTAGTGATTTTTTTATAGCAACTAAGGCAGGATGCAAATATGATAGAGTATCAAGAAAAGTGACCATAGAAGCACAGGCCGCTCTACGTTACGATGTTCAAGTGACGAATTATGGCACAGGTACTGGTCAGACCTTAAATGGTTTAGTAACAACGGCTGGTACAAATAATGATGCAGACTTAATCACATCATCAGATGCACTAAGAGGCTTTCTGTTATCTCAGGGTGACTCGCCTACTACAAAGATCATTGGGCATAAATTTACAGAAACAATAAGTGATATAACCTCCTTTCCAGTAGGCCCTGAAGCTACAAAAAAGGTAATGGGTTTTAACGTAGTTAATGTAAATACATACAGCAAGGCTCAGGCAAATATATTAAAATTTTCAATCATAGAGGGAGCGTTTGTAGGATCTATGATGGGGTTTGCATTCTATGTTAGAAGAAACTTTAACTCAACAACTACAGACGATCATTACGCAACCCTGTCAGGATCTAACTTTAAGGACTTTGGTATTTCATTTAACAAAAGAAATGTAAAGAATTTTAATACAGTTTTAGGAATACAGGACAACGGTGTCAATAATGAACCTTTTACTAGTCAAATTACAAATGAAGAGATTAATCAATTTGGATCACAAGACATTTCATTAAACGTTCAGGTCCCTGACTTAAACACAATATTTCTTAACGAATCTTTGTCACCACAGCCTAAATGGCAGCTATTATCCTCAGGATCTAGTAGTGACTCTGCTCTTACCACAGCCATTGTACAAGACATATCAACTCAGGCTAGAGATTCGTATAAAAAATCATTAGGTATGGCCTCATCGTCAGAAAAAAACAAAACACCATTTCTGATAAAATTAAAAATACTTGGTGTTGGAACTCTCAGGCCATATCAGTTTATTCAGTTTGGCAGTGATATACATGTAAGCGTAAATGGACTCAAGGCTAGACCATCCATGTTAGAGTATGATCTAGAGAATGATGTAATAAACTGTGAGGCATATTTAATATAATGAGTACATTAACTAAAGTGTCATTTATTACAATAGCAGGTGGTGAACAGGTTGTAACGGTTAGTTCTTTTAGCGTAGAGACTGAGTTGCTATTTTTTAATAAAGCATTTGATGAGGCTATTGATGGTAGTTTACGGCAAAATGTGCGAGGCACAAGAAAAAAGTTTTCATTGTTTTATAACAAGTGTATGGAGCCTAGTATACTAAAAAGTATATTGAATAACATTGTTACTGACCTAAACGTTGAGGGTAATAATCTAGGTTCCTTTAGGATATTTCAGGGTGATGCCCTTATAATAGATAATAGTACAGAGGTGTTTAATACAAGTAGCGCTGTATTTGACCAAGGTGTTACAGAACATACAGTTACCCTTGATTCGGCTACTATACATAGGATACAGTATGCGAATCAGATTGGAACGTATGTACCAAAAATAAATATGATAGAAACCACGATAACGTAATGGCTATAGCAACTACAATATCTAAATTATTCATAAAGACAAAGGACTATAATGCTGATGCTGACTTTTGTTATTTGATTACACCAACAAACTTCAATGTTTCGTTGGCTATGCTGAATTTTGGTAGTGATAATGACGAGGCTATTGATGGGTCTTTACGCTCTAATCTTCGTGGATTTAGGATGAGCCTTGAAATACCACACGAAAAATTATTGACTAGCACATTTAAAAAGACAACAAAAGCAACAACTCATCCTTCAAGCAGTATACCTGACCCATTTGACTTTAACACTGTCTTAAGTGATTTTAGTAATTCAGATGCAACTACATTTTTTACAGATATAATTACCACGTTTAAGACTAATGGTGATGATTTTGTTGAGGTTTCTTTTGATGGTGTTTTTGAGTCTAGCACAAAGGATTTCAGAAAGATTGTAGTAGACTCATCCTCATTTAAAACAATCTTTACGAACCAGATAGGTAGAGATTCTAGTACTATTAAGTTTGTGGGTCAGAAGAAGCTAACGAGCATACCAACTGAATTACAGGCAACCTAAAATGGTATTGAATAATAAAAATAACCTATATATATTTGACTCATTATGGCAAAATTAGAAACAATTACGATAGCGTCTGGAGCATCTACTTCCTCTGAAATATCTTTTAGTAGGAGTAATGACTCATTTGAGATGGGTTCTGTTATTCTTAGCGGAACGTACACGAACACATCTTTTGATGTACAGGCTAAAGTGGATGGCACGTTTTATGATGTGTATGATACGTTTGGTAGTAAATTTTCAATTAGTGTAGCTACAGGTAAGCACTCGTTACCTGCTGATGTATTTAAAGATGTAGACGTTGTGCGCTTGAAAGGATCGCAGAACGAGGCATCAGATAGGACTGCTCAAGTATTACTCATAGATTTTGTAGATTAATGAAACCTATATTTGTAGCTATATCTCATGTGTTGTATGGAGTTTTTAGCAGGAGCAATCAGATATTTAATCAATCAAGAATGTTATTTAACAAGCAATAGATTATGGCAAATTTAGAATCAACACAGCTAAAAGATGGATTTCAAACGTTAGTAAGTATTGGCACTACTACTGTTGGAGGTCATCCTAGTAATCCAGCAACTGGCTCTTTAACTAATGGAAAAGGAACTGCTCTTACACAGGTAACTCTTGGATTGGGTAGTTCATCTGCACCATCTTACTCGTTTACTGGTGATGTAGACACAGGTATGTTTAGTAGTGGTGCTAATGTTTTAAATTTGGCTACAGGCGGTAATAATAGGATGACCATCGCAAGTGGTGGTAACATTTCTATTGGCACAGCTAACTCTTCTGCCAAACTTCAGGTAGGAACATCAAGTGAAGAAATACTTAGGCTAGAAAGAGATACTACAACCAACGATTCATTCATAGATTTAACGTATGCTTCAGGTCACAGTAATGATTCAGATGCAAACCATGAATATTCAAAGATACGAACTAAGGTTGTAGCAAATCTGTCTGGTTCAGAGTCAAGTGAATTGCATTTTCAGACAATTAACTCTGGGACTATGGGTACTCCAATAGTCATTGACAATCTTGGTTTAGTTGGCATAGGCAGCACTTCTGGTGGCGTTCCAAATCCAGCTTATGCACTAGAGGTTCAAGCAAACAGCACTAGTGGTGTTTTAGCAGTTCAAAATGCGGCAAATGATAGAAACACTTTTAGGTCATCAAATTCAGGTGGCACAAGAACACTTGATATTGGTAACAATTCTAGTGGACATGGAATTGCAAATATTCGCAACAGTTCAGGTACTGTGAAGATACAGCTTCTTGGTAGTGGTGATTCATACTTTAATGGCGGTAACGTAGGTATTGGTACTGATAGTCCTGCAAATAAGTTACATGTTTACCATAACGCTACACAAGGTGACCCAAGTTCACATACACCTTCAAATGCTACATTACAGATTCAAGACAGTAGCAATAGTCTATATTTAGATGGAAATTCAATTATAGGTACAGGTGCAGGTGCATTACATATCGGAAATGCTAGTAACACTGCTTTAAACCTATGGACTAATGGTACTAATAGGATACAAATAGAAGCAGACGGTAAAGTGGGGATTGGTACTACTAGTCCTTCTAATCTGCTTCATGTAGTGGGTTCAGGCTCTACACCATTTGCTACTCAAAGAGATGTTAATAGTGGTGGCTTTGCAATGATACAAGGTAAAATGGGTGATAGTGCTTCTACTTCAGCAGGTCATGTTTATTCAGCTTTGGTTGCAGGTATTGAAGATAATACCAATGGAGCAGAAGATGGTTATTTTGCAATAGAAGTTTCTGAGGGTGGCTCAGCTAGCGAAAAAATGCGCATCGAATCAAGCGGAGATATAAAATTCGCAGGAGCAAATAGCAATACAACTGTTTTATCATTAAACACAACTAGCGGTTCAGACACCAAGCAATTAAGTCTAGCAGGTGGTGGTGCAGATAGTGATGGAAGGGGTGCAAGATTTAGACTATACGGTAACAATCACGCATCATTAGCAGGTGATGCCGATTTAAGCACGGGTAATGTTAGTGGCGCACAAATGGATATTCGTGCTAAAGACAAAATTACATTACATACGAACAACACAGAGCGTGTTCGTGTCCTTTCAAGTGGTGGCATTACCTTCAACGGAGATACGGCAACTGCTAATGCTCTTGATGACTACGAAGAAGGAACGCACACAACATCATTGTCAGATGGTACTTATACTGCTGCTTTA